CGTCCATATGCAGCACCCTGTAAACCGCATCGCGGGGGTATGGGTCATACCCTTATTGAAGACTTAGCCTAGATATATGATCAACCAATTCTCCATTACACCTCTCTGCCGCAGAATTGAGCCGGAGCGACTTTTCGGCCTTAAGCCTAATAGGATCCTCCCTCAAACTAGCGAGCAATTCCCACTGAGAATACGTTTGATTCTTATTGCACAAACCATTATGTAAAACTCTACCACAACTCGAACAGAGACCTAATTTAGCACAACGTCGCTTGAATGCGGATTTGGAAGTACCCCTGCCTAGAGCGTCAAGGGGTAATCGCCGCGCAATTTTATTACTAGCGGCTACACGCTTTGCTATATTGACACACAAATCAGTAGGTATTAAAACACGCAAACACAACACAATAGAAACACATACATTATCCATAATTCTACCTAACAAGGTCTATTTGGGAAGTTCACTTTGTTATCACACCCGAACATACCCCCTGAGACATCTGAGGAATTATTAGCAAATCTTTTGCTGCGGTCTGAGTTGGCAAGAGCCAAGCGCTTATGCGTGAAAAAGGCTACATAATTTTCCGGGGTTGGTCTAACCACCAAACCTTCAGCTGGTTGGATAGCAGCGGGACTTTCCACAAAATCAAAGGTATCAAAGGCCGCGAACCTATCATCATACTTGAACCCTTTCTTTGCCCAATCCTCAGGAGGTTGATTCGTGATGTGCATGTAATTCCATGTTATAGGCGCGAAACTCCTACAAACCTGCCTAAGAGAGCTGAATTTCTTAATGACAGCAAAAGCCGCATCTCTTGTGATTGAACCATTTGGAAAGTCGATAGTTCCTTTAGGATTAACAAAGGGTGAAGACCCAACAGAGGTACAGTACCTCGCGATATCCCAGAAAGCTGCAGCCATCTTTTCTTTTGGAACTCCCAAGGCCTCAAGTTGAGCACTAATTTTCCCTAATTCCTCAGCTGTTGCACAGGAATTTGACTCTGCTCGCCAGCCTAGTTTTTGTAGATCGTCCAGAGTAGGGCTTGAGAAAACGTTCGAGGGATCTACCTTCATCTTATCACTAACTGGCAAACGAACACGTCCATCTTCCCAACCACCATTGACCACCACGCTACTGCTCAAACTCTTGACTTTCAATTCCTTCAGCTTCTGGAAACGCTTAAGCAGATTCTCCTGCAGTTTCTCCTCATCCTTGATGAATTCCAGCACATCACTGCCACCAGTATTGGCATCCATCTTGTTTTTAGCCTCTCTAAGAGCTTTCTGTTCAGCAGTTTCTGACATCTCTATAATATTATCAATACACACACTTGTTAACCTAAAAGTACTCAGTTAAACCGCAACGCAGGACTGAGGCTAGACCCTCAGGACGTCCAAGTGCTTGGCGTACTCTATGAAGTCCTGAGTGAACTCACAACCTGATATAGTTACACTATGACCAGTTAAATAAACTACACACTGACTATCACGATTGCTAGAAAAGCTAAGAATAGTGAAGGTTATAACACAACTCAAAACACTCAAAGCTAAGTACGAAAACCTATTCAAGGTCATACTAACTACGCACACAACTACAATGACCCCTGTTTACCCTTGAATCCCGGATAGACAACCACGTAATAAGCAACACAAGCCCGATAACAAGGAACAAAGGTGCAGGAGTTCTTACAAAAGTATCTCTAGTTAGATTACCCCCACCAGGTTGACCATAAGCTATTGTTTTAGTACCGTCTTTGTATAATCCCCCGTGTGGCAAGTGGTGTATGTTATCACCAACGTGTGGCAAGGTGCTTCTCGTTGCCGTAAAAAGCACCACGGCTAAGCCTAGTCCCACACAAATAGATAGCACTGCTTTTGAATAATCAGGTGGTGGAGTCAGAGGCATGTCCAGCAATAGACAATTCTGAAATGAAGGGCAAGAAAATATTTAGCACCCTGGACGCCCTGGTGGCAGCCAGATAAAATTTGGCACGATCACTTGCTGGTATTACCGGCCCGTTCAAAAGTAAAGACACTTCCTCAAACTCAACTCCGGCGCAAGCTTCTAAAGAGGTATGCTCACAAGCATGATCAGTTAAAAGTTGGCAAATCTCGGGATCGTAAGTTATAACAGTGCCCCTCAGATCTGACTCAAATAACCCTAGAATGTGTAATTCACCGACTGAAGAGCCGGTTATTGAGAAACCTAGGGTGTTGAGTAAATCACACACAACGGATGGCACACGGTGACTGGATGATTTGAACCAATTAGCTTCAATTACTAGATTT